AATACTTTACCTCCATGAGCGATTTGTCCAAGGATGTTGTAGTACATTCCAGCTTCAGCTTCAGTTACTTTAGCTTTGAATAATTGTCTTACATAGTTGTAACTCTTAGCTCTGAAAGCATATAAGTTACCTTTTTGGATTAAGTTAGATTCGAAGATTGAGAATCCAGCGAATTTACCTAGCCATCATTCTACAGCAGCATCTGCAGCTACTTCAGTTCCAGCTACTATTCCAGCTTGAGCGATTACAGCAGATACAGCAGGAGATACTACTAAGATTCTGTTATCCATAGGTACTTCTTTTTCTGACAAAGCAGTTCTAAGTTTCATAATCTTTTCAGCTACATTAGCAGCAGTAATTGTAGATTCTTCAATAACTTGTCCAGAGTGAGCTAAGAAGAAAGCATCCAACATAGTAATGATTGAGCTTTCTACAGCAGTATCCATACCATTCAAAAGGTCTTGAAGTCTGTTTCCTCTGATAGAGTATAGAGTTTGGATTTCTTCCAAGTCTGAGAATTTTTCTCTGTACTGATGTAATTTGTTAATTACTAAGTCTGAATGAGTTACAGTTCTATCAGAAGCTGAGATGTCAGCGATAGAAGTTGCTCTAATATCTCCATCATTGTTAGAAGATACATCAGTTAAAGTAATTTTTGGAGAGATAGGTACTCTTACAGTATCTCCACCAGCTTTAATTTGTCCCTCAAATTCGTAGTTAGCGAATCTCATAAAAGGTTTTTTAGGTGTGTCAGATAACTTTCTTTTAAGTTCTGCAACCAATAATGTTCTAATTTTATCAGTGTTTGCCATGATTAAATAAGGTTAAAACTAAATAAATGATTTAGTTCTTCCCTCATGTAGTTTAGTCTAGTCTTGTTTTACTTTTGCTATACCAGCTTTAATATCTGCCTCTACTTTGAGATATTCAGCTCTAGGTAATAGCACAAGCTCATCATAAGTCCATTCTTTGACTTCTTTTTTAGGAGTTTCTATAGGTTTTTCTGCTTCTACTACTGGAGTTTTCACAGGTTTTTCTACAGCCTTTTCTACTACCTTTTTCTTTCTGATAGCCATACTTATGAATTAAAAGAATTAAATCTGTCTGTACTCTCCGCTCTCTACTTTCTTAGCTATTTCCTCGTATGCAGTAGGATTTTTGTCTGCTAAGTCAGCTAGTTCATCGTAAGTCCAGTCAGTCTTTTCAATGTTTTGTGCCTTTTCTCTTCATGGATTAGGATTTACAGTCTCTGCATCATGATAATCAGCTACTCTATAAGCCTGTTCCCATGTTAAGTTAGGATTAGCATTGCGGATTGTCTGAATTTCCTCTGGAATCTCTTCAAATCCGTGTTTGCTTTTAAAGGTTACTTTTTCCTCAATAGATTTCTCTAATTCAGCTCTGTCTACTTCAGCATTAGCTCTATCAGCTAAATCTTTCTGCTTAAAAGCTTCCTTAGCTTGCTTTTTCTTCTTGTCATACAGTTCTTTAGAGACATAGTTTTCAGCTACATCATCTTTAGAAATGTAATTCTCAGAAAGCTCATCTCTTGAGATAAAGTCTTCCTCGTTGAAGTCCCTCTCGCTTCAATCATCATAGACGATTTTTGCCATGATTGTTTAGTTTACCAAATAAAAAGATGTTGATTAGTGGTCATCCTCCACCGATATATCAGTTTGATTACTGATCCTTGTTAAGAGATAGTTAGGTATCTGTAGGAAGTCATCAATATCTTCCAGTTCTTTCAGATCCATGTCTCTTCTGTTAAAGATGGACTTACTCTTATCTTCATTTATAGGAGATAAAATGCCAGTCTGTAGTTCTTCTTTCCTATCCTTTAGATAGCCATTGATAAGTCTTCGAAAGTCTGAATTTAATCAGTCTTTTAATATTCACTCATCATTCTTATTCAGTTGTTGGTATGTCATTTCATACAGTAGGTCATAAAGCAGTTGGTTGGTTATTAGCCTGATTCTCTTGCGATATGTAATTACTTATTAGTTGGTTAGTGCTTCAGTTATTCTGTGGAGTCATTCATTGCATCATAGCATTCTGATTAGCTTGTCAGCTTACTATTAGAGCTTGTTTTCTTCTCATTATTGCTTTTGCTTTAGCTTTAGTATCTAATGCTTGCTGATAAACTTGGATATATATCTTATGATTTTCTGCCATGTCAGTTATTTCTCCTACATCCTCGTTATTATTCAATAACTCTAAGTCTAGCATTGCTTTATCATATTCAGGAGGATAATCGTATATAGAATTTACTAATTCATCATCCATTCACATAACTTTAGCAAAGTCTCTAGTTAGCTGTATCTTTCCAAATTCGTTAGCTTGTTCCATTAAAGGCTGATATGCTGCCATAAATGCTCATTTATTAGCCTCTTCTTGTTCTCTTCTGTCTATCTCAGTAACTAATACCATGTGCAAGTCTCTTTTAGTATCTAAGTCTTTTCACATGATAGTATATGTTACATTTCATAATCAGCTATTTAGTACGATGTTCTTCTCGTTAGACATCTTAAAGTTCTTCTGATAGCTTCTATACCAAAGCACATCCCAATATCTTTTTTCTCATCGTAGGAATACCTTGAATATAGTTGAAAGTCTGACATTCTGATTAGCTTGGAGTAATTGACTCTGAGTAGCTGTAATAGTTCTTGCATATACTCAGATACTCTGCTCATCGAATCAGATTTCTTTTGTAGCTTTTTGGTCTATCATATTCTTTAGATTATATCCATCTCCAGTTCATGATGTCTGAGTCTGAATATTCTCTATAACTTTCCTATTCTCTAAGTTTCATTTAGCTGGTACATATTTTCTTTTTCAGAGTTTTCTATGAGCTAATTCTTTACCATCTACTACATCAGAGTTATATACAGTAATTCAGCTAAATGTTTCCTCGTGTACTTTATCTATTAGTAGATTCATAATACTTTCCTCTGAATCTTGGTTATCCTTAGCTAAGTCTCATACACATAATCAGTATGGATCTCATTTCTTAGGTAAGAATCGAGAGTGAACTACAGGACATGGAATAGTAGTTGGATCTTTTTTCTCTTCACTCCTTACAGCTTCTATCTCTTCACATCTGATTAGTAAAGTTCTATCGTTAGCCCATTCAGTTAAATACCATCTTCAGTTGAATTTAGTAAAGTGTCTATAAACTGAATAGCATTTAAGAGGAGATTTTACACTAGGATAAATTCCATCTATTCAATATCCATCAGCCCATGCATTAAGCTTAGCATCATAATCATTCTTTAGAGTCTCTTTTAGTCTCTTCAGCTCAGCATCTGTGAGCATTAAATCAGTATTCTTATATAAGTCTGATAGCTCGTTTTCTGTTAGCTCTAATTCAAATCCATGAAAGTTGAATCATTTTACTATGTCAAAGTATGGATCTGGAATCCAACAAAGAGGAGAGTAAAGTCTCTTTTTAGGAGATTGAGTTACTTTATCCCATCATTCATCTACTGCTAAATAGATTCCAAAGTCTACTTCATCCTCTATTTTCTTATAAGAGATAGCATCTTCATCTAATTCTTCATAATCAAATTCCAATAAGTGATTCCATGTTTTAGCATATTCTGCATCTCATCTTTTTCTTCCTTGGAATTGCACTAAAGGCTTATTCTTGTAAAGTGAAGAGATAAAAAGATTCCTGTAAGTATACAGGCTTTTAGATTTTACTGTCTCTCAGTCTTTTAGTTTGTCTCAGTCTACATTATAAGCTCTTAGATACTCTTGTAATAGAGGTCTTTTTCTCATAGCAATTTCTGCTCATGCATCATACTCTTGAGCTACTTTAGCTTGGATTTCGTTATAAGTCCATCCTTTAATTTTCTGCACCATTTTAGCTGTTGTGCTGTTGTTTACCATCTCTTATATGTTATATAAATTAAGATCGTGAGTCTATAATTTTTCATTTCTGACTTGTTCAGTCATAGAGTTCATTTACTACTGCTAAATACCTAAAGGCATCTGAAGAGTGAGAACTCCAATCATGTTCAGGTCATTTGAATGTCTGTCTTTTCTCATCTAATTCCTTGTGGTAGTTTTTCAGACATTTCCATCATCGTTCAGTTTTCTCTTTATCGAATCGACAATAAGGTAGGATAGCTCTTACACTGTTTATTCAGTCTAATACTGATAACTTAGGAACTATTTGGATGTCATTGAATCAGTATTCATACATCTTTTCTTCTACAGTCTTTCATGTCTGTAAGCTTCTAGCTTGAGCATCATGAGGAAGTCGCATAGTTCAATACCTATAAGGTTTAGATTTTAGGATAGCTACATAGTGAGATAATCATTCTCAGCTATTCTCATAATGATCTATAACTCTGATTTCCTTTCAGATTCTCTGCCAGAATCGAATCGCTGTAGAGTCATTTATTCCTAAGTCCCAAACAGTAAACACATCTAAAGCTGGATCGTATGGTAAAGTTGTTCTTCTACCAGCATTCTCTAATTGAGTTAGTATTTCTGCATAGAATGATCCATTAATTCATGCATCAAAGCTACAGTAATACTCTTGCTGGAAGATAGCATCGCTACCATTCTTCATAATGATTTCTTGCCTTTCAGATTCTAATACATCCTTACTTATTGCTTTAGTATCATCTACTGTCTGAATTGATACCATCCAATCTTTATTCTCTTTAGCCATATCTAATAACTCTTTAGCATGATTATCTCATCTAGGAGTAAAGTTGAATATAGCCCATCATCCATTCTCTGCTAATATAGGTCTTAAGAAGTCCCATACAGCTGGAGACTGTAATGAATACTCAGAGAACACAATACCGATAGGATTAGTTCAGACAATGGAGTCTACATTATCAGATCATATAATCTGGATAATACTTCAGTTTATCAGTTCCACTTTCATCTCTGTGTCGTTCTTTCTTTTAATGATCTCTTGCGGAATGTGGTTTATTGTTTTCCATCCATCTTTATCTATTCAGTCCCATGCAGCTTTTTTTCACTGTGAATAAGTAGGGAATACATAGTAGTAGATTCAGACATCCTCCATAGCTTTTTTAACTATGATATTGAAGCAGCATTTATCTTTTCATGCTCTTCTGTGCCATACCATTATTATTCTCCTTACTCAATTATCTACAGCCTCGAATATAGGAAGCTGATAATCTCTAGGGATGAAATGATAAGGGATTGTTAGTTCTGTCATGT